CCGGCGATCCCGTCTGTCATCTTCACTGCAGATAGGATCGCGTGATGAAGGACGATTGGTCGGGCTGGTATAAGTTTAACGAGGGCGGCGGGGCCTGGACTCGTAAAGAGGGCCAGAATCCTGAGGGCGGCTTGAATGAGAAGGGCCGCGCATCGCTCCGCGCTCAAGGGCAGAATATTAAGCGTCCGGTGTCGGCCAAAGAAGCGGCCCGCAGTCCAAAGGCAGCATCTCGTCGTAAGTCGTTCTGCGCTCGCATGAAGGGGCAGAAGGCGAAGATGACGAGTGCTGAGACGGCTCGTGATCCGAATAGTCGGATCAACAAATCGCTTCGCAAGTGGGATTGCTAATGGCTAAGCACGAAATGGCTGGTGAATTCATGGGGCTCATGTTCTTGTCGCGTGATGTCGCGCACCGAGAGCATTTGAAGACTAAGAGCTACGCCGTTCACAAAGCGACGCAGAAGTTCTATGAGGGGATCGTTGATCTCGCCGACAAGTTCGCGGAAGCGTTTCAAGGTCGGCACAACGTTCTTCTCGATATTCCTTTTCTCGATAACACGTCGAAGGGCGATATTGCCGAGGTGCTGGAAAGCCACGTCAACTGGATAGCGGAGCACCGTGCTGAGATCTGCCCGAAAACCGAGACTCCGATTCACAATATCATCGATGAAGTCGCGAGCCTCTACTACTCCACCCTTTATAAGCTCCGCTTTTTGTCTTGAGGTGTAACCATGGCTGTTAAATACGTCAAGGACTTCGCATTCGATTCTGGTTTTGGCTTTTCGGGTTCCTCCGGCAAAACGCCGGTGAAGTCGCACATGCGCTCACCGATGAAGAAGGCCGACGGTGGTGCTGTGAAGAGCAAAGGATTCGATAACAGCACTCGCAATCCGATCAGCAAGTTCCCGGACATCGCCCCCGCGATGGTGGAAAAGCGATCGAAGGGTCTTGGTGGTCTCGCGTCTGAGACGAAGAAGCTCGATGCGTATGACAGGCCGCATGCCGAGGGTAAGAAGGGCGCGAAGGTCGCGCAGTATGCCAAGGGTGGCGCGGTCAAGAAGGCTCACGCCAAGAAAGAAATGCCGTCTTTCTTGAAGGCGAAGATGATGAAGAAGGCTGAGGGTGGCCCGGTCGCGGAGATCACCGCTGGTGACGGCATGTCGCCGCTGCAAGAGATGGCTTACGCAGCACCTAAAGAATTGATGGGCAGATATTCGGAAGAGTACGATAGACCGCAACTGCCACCACAGGCTGAGCTTGAGCAATCGCCACCGCCGCTCCCGCCGCCGGAGCTAACTCCGCTGAAACAATATGACATGCGCCCAAGTGGTGATCGTGTTGACTGGTTCAATCTGTGGACTCAAAAAAGCAAAATGAGTCCGGAGCGATACGACGAGTACGTTCAACGAATGGCTCCGTTGAGTGGTATGAGCGAAGGCGATTATCGCAACTACTTATCTGAACGCTCTGCCGCGAATGCTGCGGAAATCGCAAATCGTAAAGTCGACGTTGGCCCCAAGCCCCCGGCATATGGTCTTCTTGAGACTCTCCCTACTGTCCCGCTTGCCGGTGATGACGGCAAAAAGAGACTTCCCGCGCCGATTGAGCCGTCCGGCAGCGGCGGCGGTGGCAGCAGCGACGTTGGTATCGGTGGCCTCTTCGGTGGTATGCCCGCACCCAGCCCGCTTGCTCGTGCCGCGATGCCGACGAAGGCCGATCGCATGGCGACCCGTCGTGACAACATGATGGCGGCTCGCGACATCATGGATCGCTATATTGGTGGTGAGCGTAGCGCGATGCCGCGTCGATCGATGGCTCCGGGTATGCGCGGCATGGCCGAGAGCAAAGCCCGTCGTGCGATGCCGGTTGCCCCTCGCGCTCCGATGATTGATCGGTCAGCACCGCAACCGTACATGCCGAACCTCAAGTCGTTTTCAGCCGAAGAGCTTGCTGAATATTCGAAAGGCAAGACTTTCTCCCCGGAAGGCCGTTACGCCAAGGGCGGTCGTGTGAGCAAGGGCGAGAAGAAGATCGGCAAGGTGATGGGCGAGTTTAAGCGTGGTGAGTTACACTCGGGCAGTAAGAAAGGCCCCGTTGTAACGAACCCGAAGCAAGCAACCGCGATCGCTTTGTCCGAGGCTCGTGCTGCTGGTGCGAAGATCCCGAAAAAGAAGGCAATGGGCGGCAGAGCTTGCGGTTGAAACCATAAACGGGTATAATTGACTCCGGGTCTGCTGTACCAGCGGCCATACTGTCATAGAGGTAAGTATGGCCGTTTCCGGCACAATTAGTACAACGACATTTAACACGCAGCGTGTCATCGACACCGCGGTTAGGCGTTGTCGTATTCCCGTTCAGGCGATTACCTCTGAGATGCAGCAGTATGCGAGAGACGCGCTGTATCTCATCCTGTCGGACCTTGCGAACTACAAAACGCCATCTTGGTGTATTGAGAAGCAGCTTTATCCGTTCTACCTGAACCAGCCGATCGTGACGCTCGACCTAGGTACGGTCGAAGTGTTGAATGCGAACTATCGCACGACGCTGCAGATCAGCGGCACGGTGGTGTCGTCGGCGAACGAGTACAAGGTACAATTCGACGGTCAGACGCAGGTCGCAACGATCGGTATCAAGTGGTCGGCCGATGTGACGGCGATCCCGCTTACGTTCCAAGTGTCGGATGACAACATCACGTGGACAACGGTCGGCACTGAGACGGTGACGGCAACCGCGGGCACGAAGAATTGGTTCGACATTTCGCAGCCACTGGCCTACTACTTCTTCCGCATCACGTCGACGTCGACCATCACGTACAGCGACATCTACCTCGGCAATACGCCGACTGAGATTCCGTTCGGGGTGCTCAATCGCGACGCATATGTGAACCAGAGCAACAAGATCTTCGCGGGTCGACCGACCACGTATTGGCTGAAGCGCGATCGACTCCGGCCTGAGATGTACCTCTGGCCCGCACCGAACGAGACCGCAGAGACTGCGCAGCTCGTCATTTGGCGGCATCGTAACATCATGGACGTCGGCACTCTCACGCAAGAGATCGAGGTGCCGCAGCGTTGGCTCGAGGCGATCACGGCTCGACTCGCCGCGAAAATGGCGATGGAAACGCCGTCGGTGGACGCATCCTTGATTCCGATGCTTCAGCAGATGGCGCAGGTCGCTCAGCAAGCGGCATGGGACGGCGACAACGACGGTTCGTCGACGTATATTCAACCTTGGATCGCACCGTACACTAAGTAATGCCAGTCTTTCTCGACACACGTGGTAGAAGTACGCTTGGCATCGCGATATGCGCGAGGTGCTCGCGTAAGTTCCCGTTGGGTGAGCTGCAGCAAGATCCGAACTACCCGAATCTCATGGTGTGCGAGGAGGATACCGACCAGTACGACCCGTATCGGTTAGCTCCGCGGCCCCCTGACCAAATCGTGTTGCCGTTCGTTCGTCCGGATTTGCCGGTCAATACCGATCCTGCTGGTGTGATCACGCAAACCGAAGATCAGTTCATCACGACGCAAGACGGCAACGGCTACATTGTAATTGGGTGACTAGATGACTGTACCCTCAAATCTAATACCCTATCGGATCACCCAGCTGCCGGTCGATCCGTCGCCTTCGGTCACTGGCATATTGATGTATGTCCGGGATGGCGTCACTTATCAAGTGACGGCCGATCAGATCGTGAGTGTGACCGGTGTGCCGACCACTCGGCAGGTGATCGCGGGTACAGGACTCACGGGCGGCGGTCAGCTCCTCAACAACGTAACGCTCTCTGTAGCGCCGGGTGGCATCGGGAGTACCGAGCTTGCGGCCTCCGGAGTCACTCCGGGGACTTACGGAAGTGGTACCGCTATACCAGTATTGACTGTCGACGCGACTGGCCGCGTGATGGCCGCGACGACCTCTCCGTTCAGCGTCTCGGGGTACGTCCCTGATTCGCGTCAGGTGATTGCGGGGACTGGCCTCAATGGTGGCGGTCCGCTGTCCTCGAACGTCACACTCAATGCAAATCTGTCGAATGCTACGCCGCAATCGGTCAATACGACCGGAACCGCGGGTGTCAGCACCGACATGTCGCGGGCCGACCACAAACACCCGGCGATCGATCTCGCGGACGATGATCAGGTAGACGGACTGCTTGGTCTCGACAACGGCGGCACGGCGAAGAGCATTGTACCGGATGCCGGTGCGGTTGTTTGGTCAGGTGCAGATGGTCTCTACCTCACCGGAATCGGCACACCGGGTCAAGTGTTGTCGTCTAACGGCACGGGAGCCCCGACGTGGCTCACGATCACGGGTGCCGGTACAGTCACCAGTGTTGATGGTTCCGGTGGCACGACGGGCCTCACGTTAACCGGCGGGCCTATCACAGCAGCGGGTACGCTCACAATCGGCGGGACGCTTGCGATCACGAATGGTGGCACCGGACTCAGTGGCGCACCGACCAATGGTCAACTGTTGGTTGGCAACGGTACCGGCTACACCCTAACCGGCATCACGGCCGGAACCGGCGTCTCGGTAACGAATGGTACCGGGTCGATCACGATTGCGAACACGGCACCAGACCAGACGGTAACGCTCACCGACGGTACAGCGGTCAGTGTGACCGGAACGTATCCGAGCTTTACGATCACCAACACGGCACCCGATCAGACGGTTGTACTGACTGACGGCACGGCGATTTCAGTCACCGGCACCTACCCCAGCTTCACGGTGACGAACACGTTGCCGGACCAGACGGTCACGCTGAATAACGGGTCCGGCGTTTCAATTTCTGGCACTTACCCGAGCTTCACCATATCGGCTACGGGTAGCGGCGGCACAGTAACGAGTGTTGACGCATCGTCGACGTTGAGTGGTGTAACGGTATCGGGTGGCCCGATTACTGGGTCTGGGGTCTTGACGATCGCGGGTACACTCGGCATCTCGAGTGGTGGTACCGGCCTCGGCGCAACGCCGACCAACGGTCAACTGCTCATCGGCGATGGCGCAGGATTCGTACTCTCGACGCTGACCCAAGGCTCAGGTGTCACGATCACGAGCGCCACGGGCAGCATCACGATTGCAGCAACCGGCACTGGTGGCACGGTTACGAGCGTTGACGCTTCAAGCACGGTCAGCGGGTTCTCGATCACCGGTGGACCGATCAGCACTTCCGGAATCCTTACTCTCAGTGGTACACTTGCGATCTCGAACGGTGGTACCGGAGCTTCAACGCAAGCAGATGCTAGAACGGCGCTCGGGCTTGGGACGATGGCCACTCAAGATTCTAACAACGTCTCGATTACTGGCGGTTCGATTGGTAGTAGTGTGTTGGTCGATTTAACTAACGCTACAGGTAATATCAGCGGAGGCACTTACTAATGCCTGTTATCCTTCTCAAAAAGAGTGATTCTGCAGGAGCGGTGCCGACAGGCTCTAACCTGACGAATCTTGCCGGTGGCGTCGAGGTCGCGGTTAATACCGCCGATCGGCGTATGTACACCATGACGTCAGCCAGCGCGGTTGTGGAACTCGGCACGAATCCGACGTCCATCACGATCACGGCGGTAAACGGCGGCACTCCGACCATTGGCCAGTTGCTCATCGGTAACGGGACGGGGCTTACTCGTGCTACACTGACGGCCGGTACAGGTATTTCCGTTACCAACGGCACCGGCAGCATCACGATTGCAGCAAGCGGTGGTGGTCTGCCGACCGTGACTGTGACGGCTTCAACCGCGATCACGGCAGCAGTTAACTTTCACTACGTTCTCACTGCCGCAACCGCCGCAACGGTCACGCTTCCGGCCTCACCGACGATTAGCGACACGATCTACGTGACGGTGGCTAACGGGTTGACCTCGAATGTAGTCGCCCGTAATGGTAAAAACATTCAAGGTATCGCCGAGGATTTGACGCTTAACGCGACTTATGCCTCGGTACAGCTTCGATATTCAGACGCAACTGAAGGATGGATTTTCGCATGAGTCTATTTACACAATTTACTGGCGGAACCGCCGCTTTTCCAATTACCACGGCTTATTATTCCTCTTCTACTACCGTTGTTACTCAAGGCACGGGCTTTTACCAGTTCTTCGTGATCGGGGCTGGTGGCGGTGGCGGCTCATCGGCCGGAGGTACGTCTGATGGTCTAGCCGCGACCGGTGGTGGGGCTGGAGGTACGGCTCTTAAAACCCTATATTTAGCCGCTGGCACTTCAATAGTGATCACGATTGGCGCTGGTGGTGCCGCTGCCTCGGGTGTTGTGTCTACTGCGGGTGGTGCAACTAACGGCGCTAGTGGGGGGATCACCACTGTGGTCGGAGGGGGGGTCAGTATTACTTGCAACGCCGGTTCCGGTGGTCTTGGCGGACGTAACCCGTTTCCGTCGTCGGTGTCATTGACAGTGAGCGGCGCAGTTGGCGGTAATGCTACCGGTGGTGATGTAAATTTCAGTGGTGGTGGTAGCGGGTCTGCTACGGGCGGTAATGACCTTGCTATTTCGGGAGGGGGAGCTATCGGGGTCGTAACTAATGGTTATAGTTCGGTAGCCGCTGGCCTTGGTCAATATGGGGGTGGTGCCGGTACCGGTGAAACAGGCAGCGCAGGTACGGGTGCATATACATCTCCAGCAGCGCGAGGTGGCGCTTCGTATGAAGCCGCAGCCCCTTATGCTGGTGCCGCGGCTGTCGGCACAATCGCCGGTATTACTTTTGCGGGAAGCCCCGGCAACCAGCCCGGTAACACTTCTAGTCCGATCAACGCTAGTGGCTTTGGTGCTGGTTCAACGCCGGGTACCGGCGGTAGCGCTCAACTTTTTGCGGGAGCCGCTGGCTTTGGCGGCGGCGGTGCTGCGAGTGGTCCCGGTTATGCGTCCCGTGCGGGTGGTGTAGGCGGTGGCGGCGGACCCCAAGTCATACGCAGTAACGCTGGTTTCATTACAGCGGCCGGTGCCGGTGGCAGTGGTGCTGTGTTTATGCAATATTTAGGGAGCTAACGTGAATTACATATACACAGTAACTGAACTGGATGGGACCGCCCACGACATTATCGCCAAGCAGTCCTTTGTAGATCAGTATTATCCTAACCGGTGGGTACTAGTTGGCCCTGTTCCAACGGAGCCTCCCCCTGTCTTGGCCCCGATTATCACCAAGGTGGCTATGATCTCTCGGTTTACTCCGCAAGAGTACGTCGGAATTATCACTGCAACCAAGACCGATGCCGAAGTACAGGCATGGTACGACCTATTCCAAGCAGCGAATGTCGTTGATTTGCTAGATCAGCGGACCATCTCCGGCATCAATTCGTTGGCTACTAAGGGTTTGCTTACCCAAGCTCGTGCTGATGCGATTCTGACCGATCCGGTGCAGGATAACGAGAGGCCGTAATGGATGCGCAGGTGTTATTCAACATCGTCGTGGGCGTAGCAGCATTCTTCGGCGGTTGGGTGTTGAACAGCATTAGCCGCACGATCGAGCGCCTTGATAAAGATGTACGTAACATGCCGCATACTTATGTGACACAAGCGCATTATCAGCGCGACATCGACGAGATCAAGGGTATGCTGGACAAGATCTTCAATAAGCTAGACGATAAGGTCGACAAATGAACATGCAGAAGATTATAGACATGCTGTTCCCGGTGCTACTAGCCGCGGTAGGTTGGTTGTTGACGGAAATCGCATCGTTTAATAATCGTCTGATCGCTATTGAGTCCAAAATCCCCATCCTGATCACCGAGGACGGGGTACCTACCGATAGTCCTCTAAGTGCTGCCCGTCGTCAAGACCTTAAAGATGATATCATGGAAGACATTCATGATCTTCAGGTGCGAGTTAAGTTGATAGAGGAGCGCGGCAAATGATGACGCTAATCTCAACGTTCTTGTCGTTCCTCGCTGGTGGTTTACCGAAGATTCTGCAGGTATTCCAGGATCGGCAGGACAAGAAGCATGAACTCGCCATTCTTCAAATGCAGAAGGAGCGTGAGCTTGAGCTAGCGGCCCGCGGATTCGCGGCACAGGCCCGGATCGAAGAGATTAAGACCGAGCAGGTGCAAATCCAAGCCCAAGCCGAAGAGCGAGTCGCTCTCTACCAGCATGACATGGAAATTGGCAAAGGCGCATCGCAGTGGATGATCAATCTTCGCGCTAGCGTCCGTCCGGTCGTGACGTACATTTTCGTGCTCGAGCTGGTCGCGCTCAATGTAGCGGGCGTTTGGTACGCCTACACCACCGGTATTCCATTCGCGGTTGCGATGGAAAACGTATTCAGTGACGATGAAATGCTCATCCTGAGCAGCATTATTGCATTCTGGTTCGGCACACAAGCATTCTCGAAGAAGGGATGAGGGTCGCATCATCAACGATACAGATGATCAAGCACCACGAAGGGGTCAGGACGAAACCGTATCGGTGTCCGGCGCTCCTTTGGACCGTGGGTGTGGGTCATGTGTTGTATCCTGAGCAAGCGAAGTTGAAGATGGATGAAAGACTTAACTTCCCGCTCAAGCCCGAAGATCGAAGGATCTTCTCGATGGCTGAGGTGGACGATCTACTTGCTCAAGACCTTGCGCGGTTTGAGCGAGGCGTGGCCCGATATTGCCCTAATGTTGTTGGTAATCAAGGCATCTTCGACGCATTGGTCAGCTTTAGCTTCAATGTGGGCCTCGGCAATCTGCAACGCAGTTCGCTGCGCATGAAGACGAATCGCGGAGATTACGAAGAAGCTGCCGACGAATTCATGAAATGGACCAAGGCCGGTGGCAAAGTCCTCAAGGGTCTGGTGAATCGGCGCAATGACGAACGCGCCCTCTACCTATCGGGAGTAGTCTGATGCCCGCGGCAATGACATATACGAGCCTTAAGTCGGACATCCGCAACTACCTCGAGCGCGGCGGTATCACCGACCCGATCGTCTACGAGCAGATTCCGCGGCTGATTACTCTTGCTGAGCGTCGGATCGCCCGAGAGCTTAAGATCCAGGGATTCCAGACGGTCGTGGTGACGAGCATGCAAGCCAATCTTGCTGTGTACCCGAAGCCCGATCGATGGCGCGAGACGATCAGCATTAACTATGGTGCTGGTGTGGGCAACAACACTCGTACGCCGATCTTCCCTCGAGCCTACGAGTATCTTCGCAGTTACTGGCCAAACGAGACCGAGACGAGCGCTCCGGAGTTCTACGCGGACTACGATTATCGGCATTGGCTCTTCGCTCCGACACCGGATGCGGCATACCCGCTCGAGATTCTGTACTACGAGTTGCCGCCACTACTTGACGATGCGAATGAAACGAACTGGTTGACCGAGTTCGCTCCGAATGTTCTGCTTTACGCATCGCTGGTTGAGGCGACTCCGTTCGTGAAGGACGACCAACGCGTCCAGTTGTGGCAGGGTTACTACGACCGGGCGATATCAGCGTTGAATGGCGAGGATTTGCAAAAGATTCTCGACCGATCCGCGGCTCGAGATGAGGCTTAATCATGACGACTTATACTAACGTTTTCGGCGGTCAGAACATCTATCCGAGCCAGCTCCTCTATCGGGCTATCTCGCTCTCGGCCAACGTCACGTTAGATTGGCCGCTTGAGACGTCTGCGACCACTAATATCGTCGCCGACATCATGGACGTCACGCCGACCGCAGGTGGGTTCACGATCCGCATGCCGAGTGCAGCCGAAGGATCGAATGGCCAGTCGGCCTTGTTCAACAACGTTGGCGGCGACTCGTTTACTGTAGCAGACTACAGCGGCAACGCGATTTGCACGGTAGCGTCCGGACAGACGTTCCAAGTGTACCTGACCAGTAACGCGACAGTGAACGGCACTTGGAGAGCGTTTCAATTCGGCGCATCGACCGCGGCAGCATCAGCCGCCGCTCTCGCCGGGTATGGCATCAAGGCGATTGCCACGACGCTAAATCAATCATCGCCGGTCACGTCGATCAGCACGACGTATACGGCGGGTGCCGCGGACCGAGCGAGCACGATCGTGTGGACGAGCGGCCTTGGGACGCTTGCCATCACCGCTGCAGCGACACTCGGCAACGACTGGTTCGTCATGGTGCGCAATGCTGGTACCGGCGATCTGACGGTCGATCCGAACAGCTCGGAATTGATCAACGGCGCTACGACGCTGACTCTCGCACCGGGCGATTCTGCTATCATCGTGTCAAATGGTACGCAATTCTACACCGTTGGTTATGGTCGTAGCTCGGCGTACGCCTTCACGCTAATCACGATCGACATATCGGGCAGCGGTGTCTACACTCTCGCCACCAACGAACTCAATTATACAGCGTACGTGTTCACCGGGACGTTGACCGGTAACCGAGAGGTTGTTGTCCCGTCGAGCGTCCAGCAATACTGGATCACGAACAACACGACCGGTTCCTTCACCCTCGGAATTCGGACCGCGGCCCAAGCCAGCCCCGGTGTGTTGATCGCGCAAAATTCAAGGGCGATCTTTTATTGCGACGGCACGAACGTCGTCGATGCTGACACGAACACCATCTCGCTGCCGGTCACGATTGCGCAAGGCGGCACCGGTGCAACGACCGCATCGGGTGCAAGAACGGCACTCGGTGCAACGTCGGTCGGTGACGCAGTATTTATTGCAGCGAACCCGGCGGCGGCTCAGATCGCGCTTGATCTCGACCCGATTAAGGGTGGAACCTACTAATGCCCCTGCAGCCGATGATCATTCGTTCCGAACCCGGTATCAAGCGGGACGGAACGAGGTTCGAGGGTAATAATTACGTTGACGGGCAGTGGGTCCGTTTTCAACGTGGTCTGCCTCGAAAGATCGGCGGTTATCGATTATTAACGCAGGATATTGGCGGTCTTGCTCGCGGCATTCACACGCACAATCATGACGCGTTGACGTACGTTCATGTCGGCAACTCGGCTGGTCTGACTCGATTCACGCTGAACAAGAGTGCGCAGCCTTCGCCGTTGACCAATCGTACACCGACCGGTTACGTTAGCAACGACGACGTGGTTTGGACCTTTGATGTGGCGTACAACACCACAAACGACCAGAACGAGATTCTGGCGCACGTTGCCAAGAATCTTGAAGACATATCAAACGACGATAATGGCGCTCTGTACATCGGATACGACAACGGCACAGCACCGCTGACCCTTGTACCAGCGGTCACAGTGTCGGGTGGCATAGTTGTCCTCGATCCGTACGTTTTCGCCTACGGCAGCGACGGCTTCGTGCAGTGGAACCGGCCCGGATTCCCCGAGGACTGGTCCGGATCCGGCTCTGGGAACGCTCGAATCACCAGCCAGAAAATCGTAAAGGGCCTTCCGCTTCGCGCTGGTGCGGGCAACGCGCCCGCGGGTCTGTTCTGGTCTTTGAATGCTCTGGTGCGGGCTTCATATGTCGGTGGTGCACCGGTCTTTCAATTCGACACGATCACATCGCAGACGTCGATCCTCTCATCGCAGAGTGTGATCGAGTACGACGGCATCTACTTCTGGTGTGGTGTCGACCGATTCCTGATGTTCAATGGTGTCGTTCGCGAAGTGCCGAATGCGTTGAATCTTAACTGGTTCTACGACAATCTCAACTATGATCAACGCGAGAAGGTCTTCGCAGTGAAGATTCCGCGTTGGGGTGAGATCTGGTGGTGCTTCCCGTTCGGCAACGCGACCGAGTGCACTCATGCCGTGATCTACAACGTGCGTGAGAACACGTGGTACGACACTGTGTTGCCGGATGGTGGTCGAACCGTCGGCCAGTACGCGCAGGTATTTAATTCGCCCATCATAGCGGGCGCAATGTCGGTCACTGATGTCGGCAATCGCATCACAGAGGCGAGCGACAATCGCATCACGGAAGACGGTAACAATCGCGTGATCAACGATCCGATCTACTTCACCGTGTGGCAGCACGAATTTGGGGTGAGCAAGATCGAGGGGTCTACCGTATCGCCGGTCCGGTCGTACTTCGAGACGGCCGACATATCACTAATTGCATCCGACAACCCGCAGAACATGGCAATGCGTGTTGAATACGTAGAGCCGGATTTCGTGCAAAGCGAGAATATGACGCTCCAGATTACCGGCCGCGCTAACGCGAAGGCTGGTGAAGTGACGAGCGATCCGCAGACGATTTACGCTACCCCTTCCACTCCGCAAGAGCAACTGGTTTACTTCCGTGAGATCAGACGCGAGCTACGATTCATCTTCGAGAGCAACACGTTGAACGGCGACTACCAGATGGGTCAGTGTATTGCCCACGTCGAACCGGCGACCGGCACGGTGCTCGGCGAGGTGGCGTCGTGAGTCATCGAATAATTGACCCAAGGTATGCCGATTTACTTGAATGGGCAGACTCCACAGTTTTCGATCTAGAAGTTTATGGCCCGATAACGCGGCTCGACGATCCTACGAAATGGCAGGATTGGGCCGCGGGCATTATTGGTATCAACGGTATATCTCAGCAGAATCCTCCTTCTCCATACTTCTACGATGATTGGCGCGAGTGGGCGATACGATTCTACGAGATGTTGAACTAGGTGAAATATGAGCTACTTCCTCGATAATCCGATTCCGACCGGCGCTCAAGTGATGCGCGGTTACGCTAACGGTGGTGCAGTGGGCGTATCATCACCGGTCGATCTGGATACCCGAATTCCGGGCGGTAGCGATAAGCCGTTGATGCAGCAGCTCTACGAACAGGGTCTCGTCAGCGAAGATGAGTATATGTCGTGGCTGGCCGAGAGCAGCGGACAACCGGCCCCCGGCCCGGACATTTTCGTAGAGGGTGCCGACACTCCGGATAGCACCGGCATCGATTATGACGCGATGAGTCGTGCATTCGGCATGCTCGGAGATACCGGTAAGCTCGAGCCGATCGCTTACGGCCGAGGATTCAGTCTCGGTAACCTTGAAGGTGGTTTGCCGATCACCGAGAATCGCAACGTCCGGGCAACTCCGGCGGCGCAACTGTCGCTCGAGCAACTCGGTCTCACGCGAGAAGAAGCAGACAAAATTGCGGCTCAGTACGACGCAAATAAGGCCGCTGTATCACCGCTTGCACAGTTGTCGATGGCTGATGCCGCGAAGCAAGCCGGTGTGTCTGAGGCCGATCTCGCCACGAGCCAAGAGCAAATCGGCGAGGTGTACGGCGCTCGGCAGAACACTCTGCAAGAGATCAGCGACAGACTCAAGAAGAACGATTTCAAGGGCGCATTTGACGTCGCCGTCGCCGCAGAAGATGCGGGCGAGGGCCAATTCTTCGAGAATATCGTTAATCCGGAGCTGATGCGTTACATGCGCGGCCCGATGACAAAGGACGAGATTAAGCAGTTCTACTCGGCTATCCCGCAGGACGAATACATCAAGCGGTACGGCGAAGAGAATATGTTCCTTCTCGACAAAGGTGTTGAGGAGAGTCTTGCCGCTCTGGGTGACGATGAAGTCGGTTACGTTGACCCTCGCGCCGCGTTGATGGCTCGACCAGATGCTACCATGGGCATTCTCGGCGATTTGATTGCCGCGGGCGTCGCAATGGTACCCGGTATCGGTATTCCGGCAGCGATGGCCTTCTCGGGTGCGCAAAAATACGTAACTAGCGGCGGTAACTTGAAATCGGCGTTGCTCTCGGCCGCGATGACCGGAGTCGGCATGAAGGTCGGCGAAGCAGTTAAGGTCGCCGGAGCGCCGAATATTAACGATTTGACCGGCGTAACAACAACCGCGTCGAAGGCGGCAACGGCCGCTGCAGATGCTGCCGCTAAAGCCATCGAATCCGGTGTTGCTTCTAGCGCGATTCAGGAAATCGTCGTGACGGCAGCTCGGCAAGCAGCACCGAATCTTGCGCAGAGCGTCATCGGCTCGGTCACCGGCAGCGTGTTGAACCAGCTCGCCGCACAAGGTGTCGACATCCCAGAGCAGCAGTTGCAACAGGCCCAGCAAGCGACGCAACGCGGTCCGCTCGAGCAAGCTCAGGCTACCGCCAATGTACCGCCGGATCTTGAAGAGGTCGTGGTACAATCACTTCGCCGCGGGTCACCAATCGATATTAACACACTACTTGCTAGCACGACTGGTCAGGGGATGCAGGATATCCTCAGTGAACGGCAGATTCAGGAACAGCAAGAACTCGAGGCGCGGGAAGCTCAAGAGCAACAGCCGCAGGAAGAGCCGGACGATTTTGCCGGTACATTCGAGATCACGGCTGATCGACTGCCGAAGATCGACATTACCAAAGGCATTCCGAATCTTGGGTCGATGATATACGATGCCGGTTATCGCCCACCCGGATTCGAAGATATGCCGGTCGACGATTTGGCCGAAGTGGTTGTTCGCGGGTCGAAGCCTACTGAACTCGATGTCATGGCTCCGATTCCGGACCTCAGCAAGCAATTTACTCGCCCTCCGTACGACAAACCGCTCATCGATGAAGCTACCCCTCAAGATATCGAGGAGTTCGTGGTAGAGACTAAGCGTCCGACCGACCTCGATCTGGTCGCCCCGCCGTTCAATATCCCGAAAACGACAACACCTAGTGTCGATACCCCGGAGGGGCCGATCGAAGAAGTAGTAGTTGAAGGCAAGCGGCCGGACGATTTTGACCTTGTAGCGCCGCCATTCACTATTCCTACCGAAACACCGGTCGATCTGCCCGAGCCGAAGATCAACGAGCCGAACCAGTGGGAGAAATTGCTCGACAAATACGGCACCCTCGAGAATTTGCTCAAAGTTGTAGGCATGGTCGGCGGTCTCAGCAGCACGAAAGCCCCTGAGACGGGGCCGTCTACTCCTGCTTATGACCCGCGTACCGGCGCTGGCCGCGGCCAGTGGATCGACTGGGAGAAGGTGAAGGCTGATGCCGACGCTGCTGGTATGAATCTCAATACCTACACCGCCCGCAACTGGAACAAGATTCAGAACCGTGCACTTGAAGCGGGGATGGCGCAGCCGTCCGTCTCAGGTTATAATACGCCGAGCGTACCGGAAGAGCCGATGAATCCGGGTTTCGATCTGATGTCATATCTCGAGAATTACCAGCCTGATCAGGAAATGGCTATCGGCGGTATGGCGAAGGGCAGCAGGGTCCGAGGTCCAGGGTCTGGAAGAGAGGACTTAATTCCCGCGCTCCTCAGCGATGGTGAATATGTCATTGACGCTGAGACGATGGCTCTGCTCGGCGACGGGTCAGTGGAGAAGGCGGCTGATATGATGGACGATTTCAGACAGAACATCCGTAAGCACAAAGGTGCAGCTCTAGCGAAGGGTGGCATCAGCCCCAACGCGAAGTCGCCGCTCCAGTATCTGAGGAGCAAGTAACATGGCAAGCATGCTCGAAGGCACTCCGGGAACCAGCACGTCGACCGTCTCCACGCAGACACCGCCGTGGATGCAGGACGCTATTTACAACACCATCTCGTGGGCGCAGAATCTGGCGAACAAGCCGTATGTGGCGTATGAAGGGCCGCGTATCGCTGGCTTCACTCCGCTCCAGCAGCAAGGCATGCAAGCCACGCTCGGTGCGGCGGGTGCATTCCAGCCGTATCTCGGCGCGTCAATGGGGACTCTTGGCCAAGCCGCAGGGACGAGTGCTGCCGGGGCCGCGGCGGGTGCTCTTGGCAAAGCAGAAGGAATGAGCGGTGCGGGTGCCGCGCAGCCATACTTGAGCCAAGCTGCTGGAATGAGTGGCGCGGGTGCCGCGCAGCCGCTGATGATGCAAGGCGTGAAGCCAATTGAGATGGCGGGCCAAGGTAGCGCACTGAAGGAGGCTTCGCCATTCCTTGAGCAAGCCACCGGGATGTCGCCGCTGTCAGCCGCTCAGCCTTATTTGCAACAAGCCGCGCAGACGTTCCCCGGCGCTGTTGAACAGTACATGAACCCGTACACCAAGAACGTGGTTAACCAGATCGCGGACGTTGGTGTACGACAGTTGCAGGAAAAGTTCCTCCCGGCGATCGGCGAAGAATTCATTAAAGCTGGTCAATTCGGCGGTTCGCGAATGGGTGAATTCGGCGCTCGTGCTTTGCGCGACGTGCAGGAAGGTGTGCTTGCCGAGCAAACGAAGGCTCTCCAAGCCGGTTACGGCCAAGCTGCTGATATTTTCGGTGCCGACGTCGGCCGTCAAGCTGCACTCGCCGGTACCGTTGGTCAGCTCGGTGGCGCACAGCAACGTGCTCTCCTTGAAGCTGGTCAGACACGCGGTCAACTCAGCACTTCTGATTTACAACGATTACTCGCCAGTGGAACCAGCATCGCCGACATTGGCCAAGCGTATGGCGCATTAACAGCGCAGGACGCCGCTAAACTCGCCAACATCGGTCAGACTGCTGGCCAGTTAACAGCGCAAGATGCGGCTCGACTCGTAGATATCGGAAGCACCCGCGGTCAGATGACGGCGCAAGATGCTGCGAATCTTCGCGCTATAGCCCAGCAACAGGGCGCACTCGGCGAAATGGCACAGACTCTCGGACTCCGCGGTGCCGAATCGATTTACGGCGTCGGACAGCGTGAGCAGGACATGGCTCAACGCGCCTTGGATCTTGCATACGAGCAATTCCAAGAAGAGTCGAAGTACCCGTATCAGCAGCTCGCCTTCCAGTCCGACATCGTGCGCGGATTCCCGGCCAGCTCCACTGGTACGACGTCGACTACTACATCGATCGACAGACCGCCTGAGCCGTCTGATCTGCAGAAGATTCTTGCCGGTCTCACTGGTGGAACGGCACTCTATAAAGCGTGGAAGGGTACCTGATGGAAGACCTACTCGCCGCATACGGCATCAAAAAGCCCGACGAACCTGCCGCACCGGCTCGACCGGCCGCATCAACGGATTCTCTGTCCACCCTCTTCGGCAAATACTTCGGCGAAGATGAGTATATGACCAAGGCTCAGGAAGCCAAGAAGAAGCGCGACGAACTCCTCGCTGCGTACAAGGGTGCACTCGCTGGTGCCGCGCAGGTCGGCGAAGCGGAGCCTTCACAGGCTGAGCGCTACTTCCGTCTGACGCAAGCCCTCCTCAATCCGGGTAAAACCGGCCACTTCTACGAGGCGATGGGCAACGTCAGCCAAGTCGCCGCCGAGATGGAGAAAGAGAAGCGGCTCGCCCGACGCGAACAAGCGATGAAAGCCCTTGAAGCTGGTAAGGCTGGTCTGCAGCTCGACATCGAGGCCGCGGGTGGCGATATTGAGCTCTATACGAAGCTTGCTGAAAAAGCCGAATCGACAAGAGGCAACATTTTCAGCGAGTTGGCCAAGCAGTCGTTCAAGCCGAAGGAGGCGCAATCGCCCGCTGGTAAGCAAGCAATGGACGAGGGCCTTACGCCGGGAACAGCCGACTTCCACAAACGTGTCGCGGCGATCGCTGAGAAGCAGGGTGACGCTGCAGAGGCTCGCCTCAACGTGGCACTTGCTAACGCGGCACTTTCTCAGGCTCGATTCGAACGAACTGGCACCGAGATGGGTGCGTCTGAGACTCGGCTCTTGTCTGAGACCGAGGACAATTTGTTCGCGAAGAGGGAGTCGAAGATGCTTCTTGCCGAAGCGTTGCGACTCAACCCGTACACCTACGACTCGAGTATCGCCGACACTCTCGCTCGATTCTCGGCCGAAGGCTTCGCGCCGGATAGCGAGAAGGTGGTTAACACTCGCGACCTCGAGAACATCCTCACTCAGCAGCTGTTGTCGAGCCTCCGATCGACGTTCGGCGCTGCGCCGACCGAAGGTGAACGTAAGGTCCTTGAAGAGCTGCAAGGCATCGAGTCGAAGAGCAAGAAGGAACGCGAGCGAATCCTTACTCGAGCAATGTCGATGGCTGATGCTCGAATCAAAAAGGACGAGGACCGCATCAATGCGATCCGCGGCGGTGCTTATCGGTACCGCACTACGCAGGAGTAAGACATGGCCGACACAGCAACGAACCTCGTCCGGTCCATCCTCGGCCAAGGCTTGGCGATGGGTTGGGGTGACGAGGCAGAAGCGTGGCTTCGCTCCAAGCTCGGCGACGAGGAGTACGAGAAGGCACTCACCGAGATTCGGTCTGAGTACGGTACGTTCTCGGAAGAGAGCCCGGTGCTGTCTGGCGTCGGCGAAATCGCAGGTGGTGCAATCCCCGCGGTAGCATCGTTCCTGACGCCGGGTGGTCAGCTTAGCGCCGCGACGACGACTGGTCGCATGCTCGGCCCCTTGTCGCGACTGATCGGCCTCGGCAAAACGGCCGGTCAGCGAACGACCGCGCAAAACGTCGGCCGAATCGCAACAACCGGTGGTGTTCAAGGCGCAATTACAGGTGCGGGTAGCACCGAGGGCGACCGGACAGAGGGTGCCGTTGGTGGCGGTCTCCTTGGCACGGCGTTCGGCGTCGCAACGCCGCTTGTACTTAAAGGTACTGGTGAACTTGCTAGCCGCGCATTTGATATGGCGGGTGTGTCGCCTAATAAGGCAAAGCAGTGGGCGCTCGAGAAGCTCAATCTCGCACTTGATGACGAGAGTCCGACCGCGATTGCGAGCCGGATTCGACAGGACATTCAACTCGGTGTACCCCCGGCGATTGCTAACGTCACGCCGGGTACGGTACAGCTCGCGGAATCTGTAGTGCAGCGCGGCGGTAAGCCGTCCCGCGAACTCGAAGAGAAGATCGCGGAGCAGAAGGCCGGATCGCGTGAGCGAGTCGGTAAGCAGGTGCGCCGCGGCCTACAGGCCCGCGACTTCTACAAGGAAGAAAGTCGCCTGATCGAGGACCTCCGATCGGACGCCGACACTCTATATGACGCTGCGTATGCCGTGGGCGACATCAACGATCCGGTGATCAATCGAGTATTGCTCGAGCCAGAATTCCAGAAGTTCTTCACCAAGGCTCAAGGCATTCTTGACAAGAAGCGTCTTGCCGCGGAACTCGACCCGCAGGGCGACCCGTCGAAGTTCGTGCTGCGACCGATTTATGATCCGCAGACCGGGCAGATGGTGGCGACACCGGACGTTCGGACGCTCGATTACATCAAGCAGGGTATCGACGCCGAGATCGGCGAGTTGTACAAGGCTGGCAAGTCGGCCGAGGGTAACGCGCTCAAGGCGCTTCGCGAACAATACATCCGACGCCTTGACGACTTGGTGCCGGAGTACAAAGCAGCTCGAGCCGAGTACAAGGGCGACATTGAGACGCTCGAAGCGTTGCGGCTCGGTCGCGATGAATTCAGGAATCTCGACCCCGAGCAAGTGCAGAAGCTCGTCAAGGATATGTCGAAGGGCGAACTGAACGCCTTCCGCACCGGTGTAGCCCGGAATCTGTTCGACACGATCATGGATCCGTCGACCGACATCAACGCGGCTAGGAAGATCATCGGGTCACCGTCGGCCCGCAAATCGCTGGAGGCGGTCTTTGAGACACCGGCCCAGCGCGACTTCTTCATGACGGCGCTTGAGCGTGAACTCGAGTTGTTCAAATCCGCGGGTCAGATTCTGGCGGGTTCGCCGACCGCGAAACGCACCGCAATGCGTGAGTCGCTGGAGGCCACACCGGGTGTGATGGAAGCCGCTGCTGAGACGGCGAGCCGCGGTTTCATTGGGTCGATTGCGCAGGGTGTGCTATCGCTCCTTCGCAAGGGCGTTCCCGACGAGTATTACCAAGAGCTGGCTAATTTGCTCAAATCTGGTTCGCCGAAGGAAGTGGCCGCGGTGGTCAAGATGCTCGAGGAAGCTGCCCAGAAGCGCGGAATTCGCGAAGGACGGGTGGGTGGTACCCAGGCTGGTATTGTCGGCGGCACGATTGGCCTTGCGCCACCGGCTCCTGAGAGCGCGGAAGCCCGCCGGAGCCGCGAAGAGCGGTAGATGCTATATCGGTAGCTGGTCCTTCTTCCGAGCGGCGAGGAGAGCCTTCCCGATGGCTTCGACTCGCTTCTTACGGATCGGGTCACAGCAACCGAAATGTTCGACTTGGCATTGCCGACACCAGAACCGGACTTGCCGGGGGTGTCGGCGGTACGATTTCCACCCCATGGGAAATCTTATCACAGCCCTCGCGGTGTGTTAAGATGATTGGGACGGCAGAAAAAGAATAATCGCCGTTTCCTCCCTGAAACAATGTAGCGGTTGTAGCGGCCGTGTAGCGGTATATATGCTACACGCGGATATGTGTTCTTGATACGGCCCCGACCGATCCGGGAATATTTGAAGATGGGCCGTGTGGCATCGTAGCATAAAAAAGGGGGTATACTATAGGGGTAAACACGAATATTAATATTTAGGGGTATGCAAGATACGTATACTCCCCCCGCTACAATGCTACACTACAGTATTATCTCTTTTTTTGTGCCGTTCTCGTCCGTATCGAAGACATAGTTCGTGTGTAGCGGGTATATATGCTACAAAACCGCTACAAATGCCACAATTGACCTCCCGATGGCCCCGTGGTATCCTTACCCCATCGTCTATAGCGAGGTGTCGAATGGTTACAGATGCTCAGGTCGAGCGTTTTGCTGCTCTGTATAAGGGTCTGGATCGTGTACGCGGGGTCTGGAAGAAGACCGGCTACATGGAGACGGTCAAGGAAGCTCCGACGGTGGCGAATTTCCGAGACCACCTAGACGGGGATGTCGGTATTGGTATTGTGCCGATCGACGACGACAGCATGGTGCAGTGGGGTGCCATTGACATCGACGCTCACGAGGACGGGGAGTATATCCCGCTGCAGCCTCTGGTGCTCAAGATCGAGGAGTTCGGCTACCCGCTGATTGTCTGCCAGAGCAAGTCGCAGGGTGCGCATCTATATTTGTTCCTGTCTGAGAGGCTTCCCGCGGCCCTCGTGCAGGGCGTCCTTAAGCAATGGGCGGCTAATATAGGGTACCCCGGCGTCGAGGTCTTCCCGAAGCAGAAGAAGCTCGGAAAGGGGCAAGTCGGCAACTGGATCAACCTCCCGTATTTTAACGCCGAGGAGACGGTGCGGTTCGCGTGGTCATCTGGCCAGCAGATGTCGCTCGACGAGTTCCTCGACCGGGCCGAAGCATCGCTCTGCGACAAATCCCGACTGATGAGTCTCACGTTCGGAGCTGACCATCAAGATGCGCCGCCGTGTATCCAGCACATTTTGACCAAGGGCGGGGTGACGTCCGGGTCTCGCAACAACGCGCTATTCAATATTGCCGTCTACCTGAAGAAGATCGACCCGAACAATATTGAAGAGCCGTTGATGCAGATCAACTACGACAAGTCGATCGTCTACAAGCCGTTACCGCGGCGCGAGATCACGACTATCGTGTCGTCGGTCGGCAAAGGCGACTACGGCTACCGGTGCAACGAGGAGCCGATCTGTTCGCTCTGCGACAAGGAGCTTTGCAAGACCCGCAAGTACGGGATCGGGCAGGGCAACAAGACGATGTTCCACGATTTCATATTCGGTGGACTCAAGAAGATCATGACCGACCCGCCGAAGTATCTGGTCGAGGTGAACGGTCGCGAGATGGTGCTCGACCACGCGGTGCTGTTTAACTTCATCTCGTTCCAGCTGGCGTGTTTCGCATATGCCGACCTCGTGATTCCGGACATGAAGAAGGTCGACTGGCAAGCGACGTTGAAGCAGAAGATGGACACGATGGAGTGCATCGATGCGCCAGAGGACGTCGGGCCGAAGGCGGTCGTGGGCGGCATGCTCGAGGAGTTCACGCGAGTCTGTGAGCGCATGGACGAGAACACCGGCCAGCCAAAGTATGGCAACATCGAGGATGTCCTACGTGGTATTCCGGTGCTGGTCGAGAATGACGAGAAGCAACCGACGGTGGTGTTCAGGTCGACCGACTTTATCGCTTTCTTGAAGAGGAAGCGCTCGGAAGAGGCGAAGGGTGCTGACCTCTGGGTGATTTTGCGCGGACTCGGATGTGGCTATTCGAAGTCGCGTGTCGGCAAGAAGGTGATCAGACTTTGGCAGAAGCCCGCGAATCTAGCACACACCGAATTTAAGCCCATCACTATCGAGGAGAAGTTCTAATGCTGCTCGTCGATTTCAACGGTAAAGCGTTCATCGTCGATGCGCCACCCGCGATGCTCGGTGTGTTGCGATCGATTCCGAGTCGTAGATTCGACAAAATGTCGAAGGCGTGGGTGTGTCCTCCTACGAAGTCGAATATCGATTTTTTTCGCAGATTCCGGGCTACGTTTACTGATGCGGCAGCGAAGTTCCTCGAGGATCGAGCCGAGGTTAGACGCGGCAAGTTGCCGTTTACGTTCGCGTTCAAGACCAAGCCGCTTGATCACCAACTTGAAGCCTTGCAACGTTGCATCGCGCAGGACAACTACGCGTTGCTCATGGATCCTGGAACCGGCAAGTCGAAGGTGATGATTGATGATGCGACGTGCTACTTTCTTGAGGGTCAGTGCAACGCGGCGCTCGTGATTTGCCCGAATTCGATCAAATCGAACTGGAAGGAAGAGATCGAGAAGCACTCGTCGATCGCGACCGACATTTTCGTGTATGATCCGTCGCTCAAAGAGAAGTACACGAATTGGATGACTGAGCCTTTCGTCGATGGGCTCAAATGGGCGATCATGTCGGTGGAGTCGTTCTCGCAAGGCGACGCGTACAAGTATGCAGAGAAGTTCGGCCTTATTAGTCGTGCTGTCGTCTATGTCGACGAATCGAGTCGCATTAAATCGCATGACGCGAATCGTACGAAGGCGATCACGAAGATAGGGCGTAACTTCAAGCGCAGGAGAATCGCGACCGGCACTGCGATAACCAAGGGACCGCAGGACTTGTACTCGCAGTACAACTTCATGGATGTCGACATCATTGGAGGCTCGAGCTACTACGCCTTCCGCAATCGCTATTGCGTGATGGGCGGCTACAAGCAGAAACAGATCGTCGGCACTCAGAACGAAGAAGAGCTGTTGCAGCTCATCGGGCCGTACACGTTCCGCGCATCGAAGGCCGAGTGTCTCGATTTGCCGCCGAAGGTGTATCAGGTGCGCAAAGTCGAGCCGAGTCAGCAGCAGAAGATCGCGTACAAGGAGCTGAAGAAGGACGGCTACACCGAGTTCGACGGATCCGCGGCATCGTTCACTAACGTTCTTGTGCGTGATCTTCGCCTTCAACAGATCTCGTCGGGCTTCTTTCCCGGTGCGAAGCTCGTTGACGGCGCGATTGTCGACAACGCGGTGCAGCTCGAGCCGTTCAGCGGCAAGAATCCGAAGGTCGAGGAGCTCCTTCAAGTCGTCGACGAGATCGACGGCAAAGTGATTGTGTGGTGCAGATTCCAGAAGGAAGTGCAGCTTGTCGCCGACGCTCTTTCAAGGATCGCACCGACCGTCACGTTTTTCGGCCTCAACACGACGGAAGAGAACACCGCGGCGCGTCAGCGTTTCATGCTCGATCCCGATGTGCGATTCTTCGTCGGTACGCAGAGTGCCGGTGGCATCGGCATCACACTCGTGTCGGCTTCAACGGTTGTCTATATGAGCAACACGTTTATGCTTGACGATCGCATTCAAAGCGAAGATCGTGCACATCGCATCGGACAGACGAGTCAGTCTGTACTCTATATCGACATTCTAATTGATGGTGAGTGGGTCGACTCTCGAGTGCTCGAAGCGCTCAAGAACAATCGCAACTACGCCGATTGGCTGATGGAAGAGATCAAGAAGATTGCGTCCTGATCGGCGCAGTGCTATAATTGATGCATAGAGTATAGGAGGTTTTGTGGCTAAGGTTTACGTAGTCCAGCGCACCGAGCATAATTTCGTTCCGGCGACCGACTACGGCGATATCGAATTCGTGGCTTTGGTCAACTACCCAAAGTTCGAGAATCCTCAGAAGCACATCGATTTCATGAAATCGAAGCTCGAGACATTCGGACCCTCTGATTATTTGCTCGTCGTCGGCGACCCGATCAACATAGGGGTGGCTATGGCGATTTTATCGAAGCGTGGTGCATTTACCGTGCTGAAATGGGACAACGTATCGAGCAAGTACGTTCCCGTAACCATTCGTGGAGTATAGCCTATGGAAATTTATCCTGAGTATGAGAATCTGGAGCTGGATCAGGCAGTCGAACTGTTCGATCAGCTGAATAAAGAGATCGAGGAACTCTCGGAAAAGAAGACCGACAAGCAGAATCGTTACGATTTCCTGCGTCGGACGATCATTCCGAAGCTGATGGAAGACAAGGACATCACGTCCGCTCGTTTCAGCAGCATCGGTCGCGGTATTCGCATTCAGGATGAATTCTTTGTGTCCTCACGTGAGGAGCAACGCGAGCAGCTGTATCAGTGGCTCATTGATCATGGTGAGGCTGACCTCATCAAGCCGACCGTCGCGCCTTCTACCTTGAAGGCATTCGTGAGTCGGGCGATGAAGGAAGGCAAAGAGTACCCGTCGGATCACGTCAATGTGACGATCATTCCGACAGCGCGATTTTATTAGTCTATAGCAAGAAGTATCCCCGGTGCGCGAGCACCAGTGTAGCAGGGTGGCAGCTGTTGCATTACCAATAGGCCAAATAACCAAGGAGCATTTAACATGGCGAAGAAAGAAGTCGCAGTTCGAGAGCAGGGCGAACTCGCGTTGACCGGACAGGTTCCGGATTTCCTGCAGCAGTACGGCGCGGTCGGCAACGAGTCGGTCGGCGTCGAAGATATCGTCATTCCGCGTCTCGGACTCATCCAGAGTCTCTCGCCCGAAGTCGACGATTCTGACCCCAAGTACATCGAGGACGCGAAGCCCGGTGATTTTTTCAATTCGCTCACTCGCGAAGTCTACGCATCGCCGGTGTCGGTGGTGTTCGTCGATCGCAAGAAGGAATTCACCGTTTTTAAGAAGCGTTCGGCCGGTGGCGGTTTCCGCGGTTCGTTCGGCAGCGAGGCTGAAGCCAAGATCGCGATCCAGACGGGTGACGATCCGATCGACCAAATGGAGATCGTCGAGACGGCGATGAATTTCGGTCTGATTCTGAATGCCGATAACAAGGTGATCAGCGAAATCGTCATCCCGATGACCAGCACGAAGCTCAAGGTCGATCGACAGATCAATTCGATGATTCGCTTGCGCGGTGCCGCACGGTTCGCCTCTGTGTTCTATCTCGAGTCGACGAAGGAGAAGAACGACAAAGGCACCTTCTACAACATCAAGGCCACGATCGGGCCTTGGGTGACGGCAGATATTGCGGCCGCGGCCAAGAGAATGTATGATGCTATTCACTCGGGCGACCGGCGGGTCGATTCCGAGTATGAGTCGGAAGTCTCCTCTACTGAGGCTTTTTAACTCCTTAGAGATACCTCGTTTGGGGGGCTTCGGCCCCCCGTTTTTTATAGCTAATGGACGTTAGACTAATATTTGGCCCTCCGGGGACTGGTAAGACGAGATTCATGGTGGAGTTGGCCGCTGGTGCCCGTGCTCCGCTGTTCCTCGCATTCACCAAGTCTGCCGCAAAAGAGATCACGAAGCGGTGCGGTGCTGCATCGTCGACGATCCACGCTTATGCGTTCGCGGAACTCGGGCTGAGTCGCGTTCAAGTGGTGGATGCCGCGAAGCTGAAGCAATTCGGCGAGATGATCGGCTACGAATTCACGACCGAAGACGACG